AATATCAATCCATACACGAGCCGTGTCTTTATGGATGGTTTAACAATGGAACGCACAATTTTTACGGAGATAGAAAGCAAACGTCTGTATGGGAGTTTGACAGAGAAAACATTGACGGGCACACCACACCGAAGCCGATTGGGTTTGTTGCAAAAGCGTTGCAGAATAGTAGCAGAGAAGGCGAGATTGTCCTTGATGTATTCGGCGGTAGTGGTAGCACACTAATAGCCTGTGAACAGTTGAACAGAAAATGCTATATGTGTGAATTAGACCCACATTATTGCAGTGTTATATTGAAACGTTGGGAAGATTTCACGGGACAGGAAGCTGTCTTGATTGAGGAATAATGGCATCCGGCAAATACGTTGATTGGCTCACAAATGACGGTCTTTTACTCATAGAAGGCTGGGCGAGAGATGGGCTTACTGATGTGCAGATTGCTCAGAATATCGGCATTTCCGCATCCACATTTTACGCTTGGAGATTGAAATTTCCGAAGATTTCGGAGTCCTTAAAACGCGGGAAGGCTCCCGTCGATTTTGAGGTAGAAAATGCACTACTGAATAAAGCCAGAGGATTCACGAAAACCGTTAAACGTGCCATCAAAGTGAAAACAAAAAAACAGCTTGCTGGAAAAGGCACAATTGAAGAAGAACATATTGAATATGTCGATGAGGAAATTTATATTCCACCGGACACGACCGCACAGATCTTCTGGCTGAAGAACCGCCGTCCTGATAAATGGCGGGATAGACCGGAAGTTTATGATAACGATTTTGAACCCGTGAAGGTGGTGATTGATGTCTGAGGTGAAACTGTCATCGCTGATCGGCTCTGCGTTTTATGATGTTGCCCATGATGTTCTGGATCACGGGCATACGCATTTTGACCTGTCAGGCGGGCGTGGTTCGCTGAAATCGTCCTTCGTGTCAATCATCGTTCCGCTGCTGATTGTGCAGAACCCGGATATTCATGCTCTGGTTCTCCGTAAGGTTGGCAACACAATACGCGACAGCGTGTATTCACAATACATCTGGGGAATTGGCGAAATGGGGATGGCACATTTGTGGAAAGCCAGAACGACACCGATGGAGCTGATTTACAAGCCGACTGGTCAAAAAATCATGTTCCGCGGTGCGGATGACCCGATGAAAATCAAGTCAATCAAGGTGCCGTTTGGTTATATTGCCATCACCCATTTTGAGGAAAAAGACCAATTCGCCGGACGGGCAGAGATCCGTACAATTCTACAGTCAACGATGCGCGGCGGTTCGCGTTTCTGGAATTTTGAGAGCTATAACCCGCCGATCAGCCGTGACAATTGGGCAAATAAGGACAGTCTGGAAGAGAGAGCAGACCGGCTGTGTCATAAAAGCAATTATTTACAAGCTCCTGCAGACTGGCTCGGCAAGCAGTTTTTACAGGAAGCAGAATATCTCAAAGAAACCAATGAGCGGGCATACCGGCATGAATACATGGGAGAGCCTGTCGGCACTGGAAGTGAGGTGTTTGAAAATCTGGAAGCCCGGGAAATCACGGATGAGGAAATCAGCCATTTTGACCGCATCACATATGGACTTGACTGGGGTTATTTTCCTGACCCGTTTGCGTTCAATGGGATGCATTTTGATGCAGGTAGACAGACGTTGTACATTTTTGACGAGTTAACGGCTCACAAAAAAGGCAATGAAGAAACTGCCGAAATGCTCAAAAATGGCAAGCATGTCCCATACGTGGATGAGTATGGAATCCTGAAATGGCGCGGCATGACACGGTCAGAGTTGATCACGGCAGACAGCGCGGAACCGAAAAGCGTTGCTGATTACAACAAATTCGGGCTGAAATGTACCGGAGCGCAGAAGGGTCCGGGCAGTGTTGAGTATAGCATGAAGTGGCTGCAGTCATTGAAAGCAATCGTGATTGACCCGAAGCGCTGTCCTGATACATATGCGGAATTTTCCGCATATGAATATGAACGCACGAAAGACGGCGAGATCATGAGCGGTTATCCAGACCGCAACAATCACCATATTGACGGTGTCCGATACGGAACGGAAAGAATTTGGCGGAAGGCTGGAGATAAAAAGCCAAGCACTTATCAAAGCTTGTGGATTTAGGAGTAAAGCATGAAAACTTATCAAGACCTGCTCGATGTAGGAGAGAGCGATACCAAACGACTGGATTTTGTAAGGCAGATTATCAGCGAGTACAAGGCAAGTGAAATTTATCAAGAAGGAAATATTGCGTTTGAATATTCCCGGCATCGCAATACGACCATCAACAGATATCAAAAGCTTCTGTATACGATGTCCGGTCGGGAAGTTCCTGATAATTTCTCAGCAAACTGGAAGATGGCAAGCAACTTCTTCTTCCGTTTCGTTACGCAGGAGGTGCAATATCTGCTCGGTAATGGCATAAGCTGGGCAGAAGAATCGACAAAGAGCAAAGTCGGGGACAGCTTTGATACCGATTTGCAGAAACTTTGCAAATCGGCATTGATCGGCGGCGTTGCCTTCGGCTTCTGGAATTTTGACCATCTGGAAACATTCGACATTTGCGAGTTTGCTCCGCTGTACGATGAGGAAAACGGAGCACTGATGGCAGGTGTCCGTTTCTGGCAATTGGCAGCGGACAAGCCATTGCGTGCTACCCTTTACGAGACTGACGGACTGACAGAGTACATTTGGCGGAGCGGGGAAAATGGGATGATCCTCAAACCGAAGCGCGCTTATGTGATCAAGTACAGGACAACGGAAGCGGATGGAATGGAAATCTATGACTTTGAGAATTATCCGACATTTCCAATTGTCCCGTTATGGGGAAATTCAAACCATCAGTCAGAACTGATCGGGCTTCGGGAACAAATCGATTGCTATGACCTGATCAAGTCCGGTTTTGCTAATGATCTTGACGATGCGAGCCAAATATATTGGGTCATCCAGAACGCTGGCGGAATGGGCGATATTGACCTTGCGAAATTTATCGAGCGCATGAAAACAGTGAAAGCTGCCGTTGTTGAGAGCGATGGCGCAAAAGCAGAAGCCCACACGATAGACGTACCGTATAATGCAAGGCAAGCCTTGCTCGACAGAATTTCCTCTGACCTTTACCGCGATGCGATGGCGCTGGATACAGCGGAAATTGCAGGCGGGGCGGTGACAGCGACACAGATTCGGGCGGCGTATGAACCGCTGAACAGCAAGACGGATGATTTTGAGTATTGTGTGCATGATTTTCTGGATGAGATTCTGCGCCTTGCCGGGATTGAGAACGAAAAGCCGACGTTCACGCGGTCGATGCTGCTGAACAAGGGTGATGAAATCGACGGCGTTCTGAAGTCCGCGCAATATCTGGATCCCGAATACGTGACGCGGAAACTACTGACGATCCAAGGCGATGGCGATATGGCGGATGACATGATCAAGATGATGAAGGCGGATGAGCTTGACCGTTTTGACCTTGGAAACAGCGATCAGCCGGAAGAAGAGCCTGAAGCCGAAGAATCAAGCACTGAAGGGCAGGAGTAATATATGCCGCCAAAGGTTCCTGACATAGGTCACCGCGACGCGGATAAAGAGCTGTACACATTGTCCCGACGGCTGCATTTGTCTTATCGGCAGGCTTCTGTAAGGTTGCAGACGAAGCTGAGCGATTATTTAGACAAGTTTGAAAAAGAGGACGCGGAAAAACGCGCTCTCTTTGATTCCGGGGAACTGAGTTATGCGGATTATATGGCATGGCGAGCGCGGAAAATTGCCGGATCAAAACGATGGAACAACATGTTGAATCAGCTCGCGGAAGACATGACCAACCAGAACAAGATCGCCGCTTCCATGATAAATGAGGCGCTCCCGGAAGTTTACGCGATCAATCACAATTATGGCACTTACGAGGCAGAAACCGGTTCTGGCAGAGACACGACGTATACCATGTATGATAAATTCACCGTGAAGCGGTTATTACAGGATGGTCAGCTGCAGCTGCCGAAGCCATCGCCGAAAGTTGCAAAGGATAAGCGTTGGAATCGTCAGCATATCCAATCGGCTGTTTTACAGGGAATCCTGACAGGTGAGCCAATGGGAGACATTGCACAGCGGTTGTTGAGTGTAGCCAAAATGACTGAGAGCGCAGCAATCCGTAATGCGAGGACAGCGGTCACCGGGGCGGAGAACGCCGGGCGGATTGACAGCTATATCCGCGCTCAAAATATGGGCATCAAAATGAAACAGGTCTGGATGGCAACGCTGGACAGTCGCACCCGTGACAGCCATGCCATGATGGACGGCGAAAAGGTTGACCCGGGCAAAAAGTTCTCTAACGGCTGCCGGTATCCGGGCGATCCGGAAGGCGCGCCGGGGGAAATCTATAATTGCCGGTGCACGCTGGTCGCCGAGGTGGAAGGAAGCGATGCGTATGATCCGTCTGACTTATCCGTGCGGGCGAACAAGTTAAAAGGAATGACATACGAAGAGTGGAAACAGCTGCATGCCGAGCAATTGATTAGAAAAAATGCGAAATAATGGAGAATTGCAATGGAAGTCAAAGTGACTGACAATTCTAAAATCTTCATAAATGCTAAGGATGAGGCGGTACTCCGGGCATTGGAGGCGATCGGGCTGACAGCGGAACGTCATGCGAAAGAAAAATGTCCGGTGGATACAGGGCGTTTGCGCAACAGCATCACCCATGCGACTTCTGCATTTAGCGGACAAAGTACATATGATGACAACATCGGTCATTCGTTTTCAGACGGTGCAGCTAAAGGAGAAGCTGAGTTTGGAGCAGTTTACATCGGCACCAATGTGGAGTATGCACAATTTATCGAGGAAGGATCATCAAAGAATCGGAAGGCTCACCATTTTTTGCGGGACGCCGCACAGAATCACGCGGATGAGTATAAGCGGATCGTGGAAGCCAATCTGAAAAATGGATAATTTGCGCAAATAGAAAAAATAGTGTATAATTAGCTTATAAGGCATTGACCCTTATAAGGCGTGTCCGCGAAGAATAGCGGATGCGCCTTTTTTATTACCCGAAGAACTGGGAAATCACACAATCCGAAGAACAGGAGAATATATGGCACTTACGAGAAAGTTTTTGTCGGCGTTAGGTATCGATGATGTAAAAATTGATGAAATCATTCAAGCGCATACCGATACGGTAAACGGTCTGAAGGATGAAATCGAGAAATACAAAGCCGATGCGGAGAAGCTTCCGGCAGTCACAAAGGAACGTGACGATCTGAAGAAGGCATCGGAAGAGACCGACGGGAAGAATCCTTACAAGGTCAAGTATGACGCGCTGAAAGAGGATTTCGCGAAGTTCAAACAGGACATTGAGGCGAAGGAATCCAAGGCGAAGAAGGATAGCGCTTACAAAGCACTGCTGAAAGAGGCAGGCGTCTCTGAGAAGCGTATCGATGCGATTCTTCGGGTCTCCGATGTTGACGCACTGGAGCTTGAGGCCGACGGTCAGGTCAAGAACCACGACGACATGGTCAAGTCCATCAAATCCGAATGGTCCGATTTTATCGTAAGCGAAGGCAAAGGCGGAGCAAACACCGCGACACCGCCTGCCGGAAATGGTAAGACTTTCAAGAGCAAAGACGAGATTTTTGCTATCAAGGACACAGCCGAACGACAGAAGGCCATTTCCGAGAATCACGAAATGTTCGGCTTTTAGTTAGGAGATAACATGGCAAACGAAATGTATACGACTGCCGAAACCAATCTGGTGAAGGCGACTCACATGGCGAAGGTCCGCGAAGTCGACTTCGTGAACCAGTTCGCTCATGGTTCTCTGGCCAAGCTCATCGAAGTACTTGGCGTTACCCGGAAGATCCCGATGATGGAAGGGACCACGATGTATATCTACTCCACCACCGGCACGCTCCAGAACGGTGCTGTGGCGGAAGGCGCAGTGATTCCGCTGTCCCAGTACCAGACGACCAAGACTCCGGTCGACGCGATCACGCTGAACAAATACCGCAAGGCTGTCAGCGCCGAAGCAATCACAAAATCCGGCTATGCTGCAGCCGTCAACGACACCGATGCGAAACTGCTTCGTGACGTCCAGAAGACCATCCGCACCAGTTTCTTCAGCCTGCTGAACGGCGCGATCACCGGTTCCGTCACTGCTACCGGCGTTGGTCTGCAGGCAGCTCTCGCGAATGCTTGGGGTAAGCTTCAGGTCGCCTTCGAAGATGACACCGCCGAAGCGGTCTACTTCCTCAATCCGACCGATGTCGCCAACTACCTCGGCACTGCGAATATCAGCGTTCAGACCGCTTTCGGGATGAACTACATCGAGAACTTCCTCGGTCTCGGCACCGCTATTCTGACTTCTCAGATCACTGCCGGTACTTTCGTGGCTACCGCGAAAGAAAACATCGTGATGTACTACCTGACCATGAACGGCGATATTTCCGATGCTTTCGGTCTGACCACCGATGAGCTGGGGTACATCGGCATCAAGTCCGGTTATCAGAACGAAGAGCGCGCGCAGATCGAATCTCTCGTGATGGACGGCATCAAGTTCTTCGTTGAATACGCCGGTGGCGTCGTCAAAGGCACGATCACCGCGAGCTAATCATGGCTAAGACGCAAACGCTGACCGTCGATTATGCAGGCGGTGTCTGCCTTCGGGAAGAGCCTAACACCAAAGCCAAGGCCCTCCGAATCATGCCTTACGGTGAAAAGGTGAAGCCCGACTCAAAGGCCGAAGCGCCTGAGGGATGGGTCGCTGTCGAAGGCGGAGGATATACAATGCGGGAGTATTTGAAATGACGATCGATGACATTTGCCGAGAATTGAATAACTGGTTTGACGAGACTGCCGACGGACAGCGGGACCGTCACTTCGGTGCCTACGAGATTTCCGGAGGGGAAATCGACCTGTCTGATACCGGCATCAAGGCAGGCCAATACTTCAGAATCGTCGGCAGTGTCTTCAACGATGGGATACACCAGTACCCGGCGGACGGCTTGACTGATGAAACATTTGACGGCGCGGTCTGGATTATGGCAGTGCCGAAGGCAGTTCTTGATCTGCTGGAAGAAATCGGGAAATGGGAACAGAAATATGGCGGTGCGGATAGTGCCGCCATGAGCCCATTTACCTCGGAATCTTTCGGCGGATACAGCTATTCCAAGTCTGCTGCTGGAAGCGGGTCTGCTGACGCCGGTGACGCCGGAAGCTGGCAGGCTGCTTTCAGGAGCCGTCTGAATAAATGGAGAAAGATCAGACCATGAGCCTTTTATCCGAAGCAATGGAAAAATGCACGATGTTGTTGAAGTCCGTCACGAATGACGGCTATGGCGGTTATATCACCTCATGGGCGGAAGGCGCGGAATTTGAAGCAGCTATCGTGTTCGATACGTCCATTCAGGCGCGTCAAGCAGAAGCCGCAGGGGTTTCCAGCCTCTACACCGTCACGACCGGGCGCGGTCTGACATTGGAATATCACGATGTTTTCCGGCGGGAATCGGACGGAAAGATATTCCGTGTGACTTCAGATGGTGATGACAAATACACGCCCAACAGCGCGTCTTTGGATATGCGTCAGGTGACCGCAGAGGAATTCAGTTTACCGTCAAATGGATAGAAAAATGAACAAGTATTGTGTTTACTGTCACACCAACAAAATAGACGGAAAAAAGTATGTCGGAATTACATGCCAAAATCCTGAAAACCGATGGCGTAATGGAAATGGCTATAAGAATAACAGATATTTTTTTCGTGCTATTGAAAAGTTTGGTTGGCATAATTTCCAACACGAAATCTTGTACACAAATCTAACAAAAGATGATGCTGAAAATATTGAAATAAAACTGATTGCGGAATTCGGAACGACTATACCGTCAAAAGGTTACAACATTGAAACAGGCGGTAATGGGACCGAAAAGTTTACAGAAGAAATAAAAGCGAAAATCAGTAATGCACTGATTGGACATAAATGTTCTGACGAAACGAAAGAAAAAATCAGTAAGTCAAAAATAGGAAAACCAAGTCCGAAAAAAGGCATGAAAATGACTGCTGAACAAAGAAAGAAGAATAGCGAATCTCACAAAGGGATAAAACCTTGGAATACAGGTAGACCTTGGACGCGAGAAGAAAAAGCTAAATGCAATGGAAAGCAGGTATTATGCGTGGACACAGGAACTCTCTATTTGACAGCTCATGAAGCAGCCGAAATCTTGAGTATAGATTTTTCATCCATTTGTAAGTGTTGTCGCGGAATACAGAAAACATGCGGTGGTTTTCATTGGACGTATGTTGATGTGGAGCCTTCAAATGGATAAATTTCAAGCAATACACGCTTTCTGGTCATCCTTCGGCATACCGGCATATGATGAGAATACTGTTCCGGATGGAGAGGACAAACCTTCTTTTCCATATATTACTTACGATGCTGTCGTCTCAGACTTCAACCATCCGGTTGCTATGAGCGCATCTATCTGGTATTACGGGACATCTTGGAGCCAAATCACCGCAAAGCTTACGGAAATTGAAGCGGAACTTGGTCGTGGAGGCGTTACATTGCTGTGCGATGGCGGTGCGGTCTGGATCGTAAAAGGCAGTCCATTTGCACAGAGAATGCCAGACGATAATGATATGATTCGGCGAATTTTCATAAATATTTCAGCGGAATACTTGACCGCTTGAAGGAGAAAAAATGGGAAAAAAGTTTACTAAAATCCCTACTGATACTTTCAGCAAAATACAAATGAATGCAGGAATCCTTCTAAAAGGGTCGAATGCATTCGATCCGGAAACGGGAGAAATTATATCAGACTTGATTATAGGTGCTACAAATGGTGGCATCAATGCAACATGTGTTCCATCGTTTGTGGATTTCGGTGAAAACATTGACAATTGTCCAAAGAATACCAAAGAGTTGATGCAGATCTCAGGATGGGATTGCAGGATATCTGGCACATTTGTTACAGTAAATGTTTCCTCTGTGAAAATGATGTTGGCTGCTGCTGATATTGATTCCTACAATGCAAATAAAGTGACTCCACGCAATGTTTTGGAAGCTTCGGATTTCTCGGATATTTGGTATGTCGGCGATTATAGCCAAGACAACAGTCAGCAAAATGGAGGATTTGTCGCTATCCATCTTTTGAACGCATTGAGTTCCGGAGGGTTCTCTTTCCAGTCAGCAGACAATGAGAAAGGGATGTTCACAGCGGAATTTACCGGACATGTATCCATCGCCGCACAGGATGTCGTTCCGATGGAATTTTATGTTAAAGTCGGATCGGATGAGTAATGAAACTTGGTGATCTAAAAGGCGAAAGAGCGGTTGAAGTAATCGCGGACATCATTGCTCCGCTGTCAAATATATCAGATGATACAGAGTTGACGTCTGCGTTCAAAGAGAAAAGGAAGGAATGGGGATCGGACAGGGAAGCAGCAGCGAAAGACATTGCGGTTCTGG